TCAGCACTACGTTGAGGGCTAGTTGAGATTTACCGCAGGACGTAGGGGCAGAGATAACAAAGACTTCTCCGTTACCTATACCGCCTTCGTCTAGCTTATCGTCAAGATGCGGAATGCCTGTACTCAAGGACGTAAATTCATACGTTCCTTTTTCCATAGCCTCTAGTTTTTTCTTGAGGGACTCCGTTGCGCTCTTGATATTCTGGGACTTGTCATTTTTGTCCGAAATATCACGTACCGCCTTCTCCATGTCTATGCACACAGAATCGGCTTTATTTCCCCCTAGAAGGGCTTCGGTTGCTCTACGTGATGCTTTTAATAGCTTACGTGCTTGCGACCGCTCCTGGACGATTTTAGAGGCATTGAGAGCCATCATAGAAGTTTCTACTACGTTGGATATGGAATATAATCCATTTATACCATCGATTTGATCCTCTAGACCCTTTTCACGGATTTTATCGTAAACTGTGATTTCATCGATATCTTTGCTATCTTTAGCAAGCTCACATATACAAGTATATATCAGTTTGCATTTAGCATCCCAGAAATCATCTGGGCTAACGATTTGTGAAACCAAGTCGTATGTCTCGCTTCCGTCTGGCAACAGACAGGAGGACACTACCACTTGCTCTGATTCTAAGGCAAATGGTTGCTCTATTGTTTCTTTTATCATTTATTTTATTTTTTTGGTGGAGTTGCTTTATCAGCTATCCAACCACGTAAATGCGCCCTAGCAATATCTAACTTAACATTTAAGTAAAAATTCTTCCGAGCCTTATTGGATTCGGGACTTGAAAAGTTAGACTTCTGGGCTTGTTTATATTTGTCGATGTAGTCCATTATTCGGTAATATCATCTAGTTCTTGGGGTAAGTTACCATAATTGATTTGCTCTAGAGTCCATAGCCAACAAGCCATATTCCATAGAACTGCACCAAAATGATCTTCATCTATTTTACGATCCCTGCAAGCCATCAAGTGCCTGTACGCTGCATCGCAGTACCGAGAGGTAGGGATACCCTTCTTCCAGTTGTCTGGACCGTACTTAGTTGCACCATCCTCAAATCTCTTAGCCATAGACTTGATTGCAGAGGTAGGTATCATACTGGGCATTCCTTTGCCTTGCATAGCATCACGAACTGCCCCGGTTTCAAAATGGGTTCTTGACCCCGTGTCGGGAATGGCAACCCCCCTTTGGGGAGGGCTGCCAAGTGCCTCGATATAGTCATTCTCCATATTAGAAAGGAACTACATCGTCTACGGGATCGGCTTTAGGAGTTTCCTGCTTCTGGAACTCGCTGACACGACCAGAAAGGTATTTAACACCCTTCTTTGATTCCTTTTTCCAACCTGCTAGGCGAAGCTCTCGCCCATCAACATTAACCTTGCCGGTATAATCTGGTTGAGCATCATTTCCCTTTTCATTTACAAAAAGAGAAAAGGTATTTGTATCATCGTATTGCTTTGACATAATATATATATATTTATTTTGTGGGTTCAAGTGACTTGATATCACTAGATAGATTGATTGAAAGACGCTTGGATAAAACATCCAAGTCATCTCGAACTTTATCGTTCCAAAATGAAACCGTTTGGAATCTTTCTGAGTTTCGTTTTTCAGAATACTGCATTGAATCCTCAAGTTTGTCCACTCTGGACTCGATAGAATTTAAGGTTAATTTGATCTCAGCAAGACACATTTCTGTACTGCAAATCTTGTCGAAGATATAATTGATCGTAGCTTTGTTTTTACTGCCGAACATTATAGTAGGTCGAATGCGTCATCAGTTTTGGCTGATGGCTTTTTGGAAGGAGATGGTCGCCCATGCGTATTGGTAGCATCAGCATCCTTTACATCATCAATAGCAAACAAACCATTGAGTGCATACTTGCGACTATAACTAGAGGCAGAACCCGTGATTTGGGCTAAGTCCATTCCCTTCTTAGATTCAGCAATCTCGGCAAAGCCTTTTGCAAACAAAAAATCAATAGATTCATTATCAAAAAGTTGTGCGCTTGACTCAACAAAAAGTCGACCGCCCTTGTCTACGATGTCGTCAGAAATTACTATACAGCATTTGAATTTAGCCAATAATGGCTTCAATGCACCTAGAATATCCTCACAGGAGCGATAATTATATCCTCCGAATTTATTAGTCTGCCCCTTGGGAGCTTTAAGGGAAGACTGAATCCCCTGTAGTTTTTCTCTTATACTAGACATATTTATTCTTGATTAGTGTTTGACGATATAAAACTGAACGCTCCTCAGTATTAATGCAAGCTTTAATTTCACTTTTTTTAATATTTAATTCTAGAAGTATTTCTATTTGATCTTCCTTGGAAGAACGAACAAACCTGCCGACCAATTGCCTAAGACCCACAGGGTGCAGGAACTTGGTGTCCCCACGCTTTAGATATTTAGCAAGATTTATTAATGCTTGTGGCAAACTTACCTTAGCGTTGTTTTGACCAAACCGCTTCCATGAGTTTTCTATTTTTCCGCCCCATGCGTTTGACTGCCGATGCAGAACGCCACGAACCATCCCGGTTTTGTGGTCGTGATCTAGGACGGCATCACTCATGTTGCATTCAAAGATAGGGCATTTGTCGGGAGTGTTGCGCTTCCGATAGACGCTTATCTTGGTGTACGGAATGTACTTTATTTGCTCGCTTCTATTTGTCTCTTCCATTTTGGGTAGGTGCAGGGGTGAATGCCCATTTTTTCGCAAGCTGCCCCTTTTGTCATATAGGACTTAAGTTCATCAATGGACTCAATGATACTAGCTTTTTCTTCAAATGTAACCTTACGACCCTTCATAGGTCGTTCGGGTTTTAGGTAGTCGCTTCTACCTTCAAGCCTTTCCATCTTTTCGTTTTCGGCAATCTCTTTTTCTATTCTTTGAGATGCCCAAACTAAAAAGCTATTCATCTGTTGGTTTCTTGTACTGTAATTTTCCGGGCTATAAGTATTTGGCATATTATAATGAGTTAGTTGGTTTATCGTTAAGTCCTGCAATTGCTTGGTGCAACTGCTTAATCTCTTCACGGAGGATATCGTTCTCTGCACTTAGTAATGTCAACTGCCTTCTAATATGCTTGTTCATTTTAGAAGTTTTGCTCATTCGTTCATCGTACTGATACTCTAATTGCTTGTACTTATAATCGTACTCTTTTTTGACGTTTTCGTACTTGAATCTATACTGTTCGTTACCCTTATGAAAATCTTCAGTCTCAAGTAGATTCCATAGTTGATTAACACTAATATCAACCGAACCAATATCCCAGTTAAGTTCTGAGATATCATCTATAGTCCAGTTTGGTTTTTTATTTCTTTCTATATTCATTTTATTTATTTGTTAATGTAAATGGAGATGGGAGGAATTGAACCTCCGTCCTTGAGCTAAGTCAAGTCGAAACCCTGTCATCCCCGGATTTTAATTCTTCTATAAGTGTAATGCTACCAGAGCCACCTTTCTTGAACTGGCAACTTCCATCTTTGTTGGGTGCTTTCTTCAATATGTATTGCAAAGCCTGCTTGGGATTGTGCGCCCATTTTATACAGGCACTCTTAAACTCCGCAGGCATATCGTCATGGGTGAACTCTATATAATATTCTTTCATAGTAATCTTTGAGATAAGGTTATAAATGCTTTGGCTGCGACCGCAGGAACAACGCCATTCCCCAAAAGTCTTAGTCTTTCGGTTCGGTTGGCAACTGAGTCCACCCCACGGGTAGACCCATTAGTTGCTCCACCCAATTCGGATTTAATAATAACCCTTGGCTCTTCCCATTCGTATTGCTCTTGCTCTGGTCTGGCAGGATATTGCTCTGTTGGTAGACCGCTAACGGGAGTTCCCCATTCGTTCCCCTCGGCTTGCCCGTTGTCGAAGGTCTGAGCATTGAAGTCCCCGAAGTTGCCTTCCAGTCCCGTGCTTGAATCGTGGGCCATTTCTTCGCATCCTTGTACGCTTGAACGCAGGTTGAGTCCACTTGCTCCCTTAGATTCGCAGGATTGGTTCTCCCCTTCCGTGAAGTCATTGCCTGCTTTTGGGTTGCCTTGTAGCTCCTTGGGGGAAGAACATCCATCGTGTTTGGGGTAGCCCATTTCTTCTCCTGCATCAATGCCAACTTCTCCCGAAGCTGAATGTTGCCCCACTTGCCCGACTTGATCTGATTCAGTCTCATACCGCCCGAAACTTCCGCAATCGTTGGAGTGGGCCAAGATGAAGACTCGCTTTCTTTGGTGAGGGAATCCGCATTCTTCCGCTG